AGATTTCCTTAGGTTAGGGAAGGGGCTTCTTATGTTTGTCGTTTGTCATGTTCTCTCGATTGGTGTCCTAAGAAGGCCCCTTCCATTGTAAACAATGTCGGTCGTGCCTCCCTCGTTGTTTACTAAAGCAAGAAAAGGAAAAAAAACATATATATACGTATCGCCATCTATAATTACTTTGTATGCACAAAGTAAAACAAAAGCAATTACTTTGAGAAAGTAATCAAACCAAGTAAGATACAGTCTCGTAACTGCAGTACGAAACCTTTTATTGAAATAAAAGCTTTACCAAAACAACTTACTAAACAAGAGTACGACGCTGGAACCACACACGGTCATCCCAGAGTGGAAATTTCGCACTATATTGGTATCCCAAGCACTTTCAGATGATAGTCCACGGCGTAGGATGCCATGTAAATGTTCACCAAAACGGTGTTTTCGGAACGGCAATCTACGCACGCAAGCGTGCTGTGAATCCAAAATCTTGTCCAAAGAGCACAATCTCTAAGCAGAAACGCTCGTAAACTCGCTGGCTGCTTGAGATAGTAGGACAGAATTTTGGTTTGCCTAAACATCCGACATGGCATCTTACAAGTCATAGTCGAAACGAACGCAAGCGTTCTGGCTCCTTGACATTGGTTTCAATTCAGAAACGAACGCAAGCGTTCTGGCTGAATTGCAAATCCACTGACTATCATGTGAAAGCACTTGTAATACCAATTAAAAAACTGGACAAAATCAGCACGGAACTACAAAAACAACACAAAACTTTATTTCCTCGGACCCAAGAGTTAAAGCAAGTTTTAGCGCCAAGGCGTTGTCGCTAAAACTTAAACTCTATCCAAGAAAAGAAAGTTTAACGTCGTTTTTCAAGTTACCTGAGCTAATGTTTGTCCCCGCTCGTTTTTAAGCAAGTCTATTGGTCAAGTCACCGAAAATCACTTTAGGATTCTTTTGGTTTTTTAGAAACGCTCGTAAACTCGCTGGCTAAAAACTCCAAAACAATCAGCACAGGCGGTGCAAAGCGATTTTCGCTGACTTGACAAACTACTTACAAGGTCGACGCAAGCGCCGAGTAAGTAGCGATCCGAAATTTCCAAACTGGGATAGACAGTGTGTTCAAAAATGAATATGCAAATATAAAAAGGATATAATAATGAAAATAATAGGTACATTAATGACATTTGATGCTACAGCATTAGGAATAAATGATAAAGGTTGGGGACAATCTTTATACTTTCAACCAGATTATGAGGGTGCAGATGAGGCATTTGTTAATGCATTTAAAATATCAGCTAAATTAAATAGAGTTGAAAATCTACAAGAAATGGTTGATAGTTTAACTAATAAACTAAAAGCTTTTGCACCAGATAATGATTTGTCAAAGCTAGAGGGTGCTAATGCATTTTCTGGTATTCATGTTGAAATTGACGGTTATTTTAAAGCTAATAATTGGACTAATGCTAAAACTAATGAAAAAGTATATTCTAATAATCTAGTTGTAGATAGTATTAAATAATGTGTATATATTGTAGTACGACAGATAACATTGTACATAGTGGTACAGATGCATTAATGCTAGGTTGTTTAAATGACCTACATAGAATATGTTATTCATGCGCTAATACAATGTAAATTAAAGATCGATTGGTGGTTATGTTCCCCTACATGACCACTAATTGATTTTATTTTTTTAAGCCCTTGACGACAACATATATATATATTTTTTTTCCTTTTCTTGCTAATACTTTATATCTTTTGGTATGGACTATAGCTACTAACACATTTCAATGTTGTGTGTTAGTAGGTATACAACAGTTGTATACTTATTGTAATAATTATATGGAGGTAATTATGAGCGGAAAATATAATGTGCCAGACGGTGCATCTATACGCCAAGTTAGTAATCGTGTTATGCGATTTCCAGACTTTGGTGGACCACGCAAATACCCTACAAAATATGTATGGAGTATTGTGCATAATCATCTAACTATACAAGAAGTTAGATACTTTAAAAATAATAGAGATAGAGGTTATTACTTCTTTTTCTATATTGACGGTGTTACAACTAGACGTAAAAAAGTACCAGCAGATCGTGAAATATTTGATAGCTATCAGTTAGCAGTAAATAATAGACCAGAATTTGTTAGTAACTTACAGGTTGGTTTGTAATGAATAAATTAGAAATAATATTTTTGTTATGTGTACCAGTTTATCTAGTTGGTGCATATGTAATAACAAATTGGCTAACAGAAATAGTATCACAAAAGTTGTGGTACTTACGATTAAAAATATGGAGGTGGCGTGGAAATGCTATACGAAATAATACAACTAATCGATAGATTAAATACAGAGCAATTATTAGACGTCCAAGCAATAGTTACTGGACGATTAGAAAGAATGGAGGAAAAAAATGACAAATAATGAATATGTTAAATTAGCAAATGACATAGTTAAATATAACGAAAATACAACAGAATTAGCTACAAATAGTTTAATTGCATTGTATAAAGCAAGTCCTAATCACTATATAGCAGATAAGGACTTTGTAAAAGGTTATAAAAAACTACATGACATTATAGAAAAAGTGGAGGATAAAACATGAAAGGTAGTAGAAAGCAAACTGTTAATAGTACAGAAATGCGTAAATTAAATTTAGCATTTGTAGATAGCTATTTCAGAAAAAGAATACCTGGATTTATGAATGTAAATACATTGTCGGCAATAAATCTAGAACGTTTAATAATAACTATGAGAGACGCGTATGCAAAAAGTAGTGTTCCTAATAAAGTGCAACAAAGATCATATGAAGGTGATATAACAAATGCTGCAATATCAGGACATCACTACCCTATAAATACGCAAACAATAAAACCATTCCCTTATACCCATAAACCATTTGGTTATAATGTGTTGGATTTTAATCCAGATACTGGAGAATTCATAGTGTATAACAAACAAGAATGGAATGAAAATAACTATTATAAATCTGTAACAAAAGGTAAAAGTAGTTTACCAAGCTTAATGCAGTATGTACCAATGGGTATGGAAATAGAAGTTATTTATCGTAATAATGCTGCTAGATACATGCAGTGTGATGAATGTAGAGAATACGATGAAGATCATGAAGTAGAACTAGAAACATTTTGTGAAAATGCAGATTGTAATAGTGATGATGTTAGTAATGATCTTTCTAACTTAGCAGCCAATCCAAGAGTAAAAGCATACAAATTCTTAGCAGAATTAAATATTGCTATTGGTTCAGTGACTAAAAACTCAGAGCCAGTATGGATAGTTAAAAATGACGCTACAGTTGACTTAGAATATGTATCTATGCCTATGACATTACGAGCTTGGCGTGCTGGACTGGAATTAGCAGATTATTTATTTCAGTCATTTAAAGTTGCATCAGAATGGAGTAAAGCATTTTACGGACCATGTGGAGGACATATACATTTAGATAAAGATGTGTTTAATAATACCTATCAGTATTATGCATTTCTATCTATGCATTATGATAATCCTAAATTTATTGCAGCAATTGCACAAAGACCAATAGATAGTAATAGTCAATGGTGTTACTTGCAAAAACCTAACGAATTTGCTAAATATGCCAAACATAAATTACGATCACCTAACAGAGGTGCAGTAAATGTATCAAATAGTACAATAGAATTGCGTTATTTTAGATCTAATCTAAAAATAGATAGATTACTTAAAAATCTAGAATTTGCGCAATCGTTGTTTCATTATACATCACAACTAACATATCAAGATATAGCTAGAGATAAAGCGCATAATCTAAAATATTACTTGTTGTGGATAAAAGCATATAGAAATACGTATAGCAACTTGTTCAAATATTTAGTTGAACGAAAATGGATTAAATATACAGAGCGTAAAAATCTAGGTTGGCAACTGGTATATGGTGATGATAATCAAATGCAACCGGATAGTATGGAAATAAATAACATAGAAAACAATAATGGAGGTAACTGGTAATGTGTATTATCGCAAATGTTCCTAAAGGGGTTGGTACAATTAATCAATCAACTTTAGAAAATATGACAAATAATAATGGACATGGTTTTGGTGTTTCATACATAGATAATGATGAAATAAAAGTATTCAAAACTATGGATAGTAAAGAGTTCGTAACAAGAGTTATGGATATACAAAAAGAACACAGTAAGACAAGTGACATATTAATACATTGTCGTATCGCAACTTCAGGTACAACAGATATTAATAATTGTCATCCATTCCATGTAAATAATGAAACAGTATTTGCACACAATGGTGTTTTAAATTGTGTAGAGCCAACAGATAAAATGAGTGATACAAGAATGTTTAATAAAGTATTTCTCAAAAATATGCAACCTAACTTTCTAAATGTTAAGCGCATACGAGAATTTATTGGCAAGATTATAGGTTCAGATAAAATGGTATTTCAAACTGTTAATCCAGTATTAGATAAAAATACTTATATTATCAATAAAGAATTAGGTACAGAGGAAAATGGTATCTGGTTTTCAAATACAAGCTATAAAACTACACGATTAGTTAGTAACTATGTATACGATAGTTATGCATGTGAAATTGTATATGAGGACGAAGTTCCTAATATTCAACAACTAGGTGGTGAGGATTATATCCATTATGTTGAGGAATTTGGTAGCTTAGCAGATTATATAGTAATGTATAACAATGTTGATAGTCCATTTGATGAATTAGATGACATTATTGAAAAAGCTAATAAAGTTGCTGGACAGATAGTTATGCATACATATGATAATGACGCTATATCATTATTCGATAAGAAAAATGGTTATAGCCGAAATAAATATGTAAATGACGATATCAAAGCATTAATAGTTAAAATTATTGCACCATTTGATATGAACTTTGATATGAAAAATGCAACAGTAGATGACATTGACAAAATATGTTGGGACTGTTTTGGATTTGGATTACCAAGCATAGTAACAAATAAAAAGATAAAAGTATAAAATAATAATTAATATGTAGTGTGTTGAGAGATCAGCACACTATATATTTTTTTTTATTTTTAAAATGCTTTTGTTAAGTTCTCTTGGTAAGGAAATGTGACTACTTGCGAACTGTTAGTTCAGCTTTCTGTATTTCCTTAAACAAAGTTTTAGGGCGTTGCTTAAATTTATTAAATTGTGTAGGTTGTAGTATAAAAAAAACATCTTCAACAGAATAATTATTCTTTATTAATTTAATAGACAATTTATAAATTAAATCACTTCTGTCAATATCATTATGTTTTCTATATTCTTCTTGTGACATTGTTACCCAATACTGTACTTCTAAAGGTAGTTCATCAATTTTAAAGCCAGACAATTTTTCTGGCAAAGGTTTTTCTATAACAATATTAGATTCAACATTTGGTATTGCATCAAAATCATCAAGAGTGTAATAACAATCAAAATCCATTTTCTTAATCTTTCCAACCACACCATTTCTTTTAGCGTTGATAGATCCAGGCACTCTTAATACTCTTGCAGCATCCCAAGCACCTTTGTCTGCATCTATGTGATACACCAACCTTCTGTTCATATCTTGCTGCTCTTCTAAAGTAATTAAATCATCAAGCAACCAAATTGCCTGCCATCTTGTTTTGCTAGTAGTCCAAACTATTGATGGCTCTGGTGCTAATTTAATGCCACCTTTCCATTCAACATTTAATTCGTCTACATCAACGAAAAGACAACCTTGTTCTTTTTTAACATTGATAGCTTTCCTAGAATTATTATCTTCAAAACAAAGCGGTGTCCAGTAAATATCTGTCTCTGGGTTTTGTTTATAAACAAAGTTTTTTAGTTTAACATAGTTCGCCCAATTTATTTTGTGATCTTTCCATTGACCATTCTTTTCTGAGAGGTAAGCAAAGCCACCTCCATTGTTTGCCCAAACAGTACACATTATGTCAAGCGAATCTTTTAAAGTATTATTCATTATCCTCCAATAACTTCAGTTATGCTATCCTATCAATATGTCAGATATAAACGAATCATTTTTTTCAGGAGAAGACGATTTTAATCCATTTGAGATTACACCATTTGCTACAAAAATATTAAATGATTTTAAAAAAACAGTAGAAGAATTTGATAATGAAGTACGAGCAGAAGATGTGTTAATGGTTATCTGTGGTTTGTATATACAAATTAGGGAAGCTATGGATTCTGATTTTTTAATGTCAACAATAAATAGTGCATTATACATTACTGAACAAATAATTCAAAAGAACTCAATTAATTATCCAGGAAGGTATCCTACCAGTAAAGCAGAGGCTGAGTTAAAGTATGAAATAGAGAAAATGTTTCAAGGCTTTAACATAAATGAATAAAACTGGAGGTGTCTATGCCGAAAGATCAAGACTTAGGAAATAATTATTATCCAACTGGGTGGCAACCCAAATATGAATTTGAAGAATCTATTGGTATTGGTGAAATAACTCACGTTGGTACTGACAAAAATTACAAAGATAATTTTGACAACATACTAAAACAATGGGGCTTTGACCCTGAACATTACGAAATAGATGGTGTCGTAAAGGCATCTAGCTGGAATACTCAATTAAAAGGTGGAACTGTTGAAACATTCTATGCTTTTAAAGGTATAGTTCGCAAAAAAGATCCTCTTAAAGATGAGTATGTTGCTGAACTTTTCAAAGAAATAAGCAAGAAACCTAAATTAAAAGTTAAAAAAAGAGGCGGAGATACTGCTTTTTTGTTTATGCTTGCAGATTGGCAATTAGGAAAATCTGATTTAGGTGTTGATGCTACTGTAAAAAGATTAGAACTAGGTTTAACTTCTGCAGTTCAAAGAATTAAGGATTTAAGAAAATCTGGAATTAAAATTAAGTCAGTTTATCTTGTGGGAATGGGTGATCTTACTGAAAATTGTCACGGTTTTTATGATTCTCAACCTCACAACATAGAATTGTCACTAAAAGAACAATACCATTTAGCTAGAAAATTAATAATGAGATGTGTAGATACATTCTTACCTTTAGTAGATGACATTATTTTAGCTGGTGTTCCAGGTAATCATGGCGAAATGTCACGCTCTGGGAAAGGAAATGTGACTACTTCACGCTTAGACAATAGCGATACTATGCATTTAGAGATATGTGGAGAGATAATGGCTGAAAATCCACGCTATAACAAGGTAAAAGTAGATGTTGCGACAGATTTTCATCAAGTATTAGATATATACGGACAAAAAGTAGCATTTACTCACGGACACATGACTGGTGGCGGTGGAGATCCAACAAATAAGATACTTAATTGGTGGAAAGGTCAAATGTTTGGGTTTTTACCACCAGGAGAGAGCAATATTCTAATATCTGCTCATTATCATCATTTTCGCTCTCTACAACAAGGAGATAGAACTTGGTTCCAATGTCCCGCAATTGACAAAAGCCTTGATTTTACGGCAAGGACAGGTCTCTGGGCGCATCCTGGAGTGCTAACTCTAACTGTTAACAAAGATGGTTGGGATAATTTATCAATTTTATAAAGTTATAACTACAAACTGTATATAGTAATAATATTGGAGGAAATATGAAAATTATACAATCAGTATCCGAAGCTTTAGATTTATCTAAAGAAGTTTATGGTGTAGATGAGATGGAGAATACAGAGGTTGGAGAGTTTATTAGCTCTGCTCCTTTGGAAAATCTAGTAGTCGCAAGATTACCTATATCAAGCGCGCAGGATGCTACTAAAAGAGTTAAAGCTTTTACTGATACATACATTAGCAAAGATGTTTCAGAAAAAGGCTCATACAAATTAGGAGATACAGTTTTTCATACTTCTAAATCATACAAGTATAAAGTTCCAGAACTACCTAATTTTTTTAGGTGGTTGCTAGAGGACATCACAGATGACCAAGTGCAGACATTGTGTGCAATTGTTGGTCCTACTTTTGTTCCTAAGTTAAGAGCTTTAGATGCAATAGCATCAAAAAGAGGTAGGAGAACAGAGGTTATCCGTGATACGTTTTTAGAACGTAACTTTGCAGAGACTGACAGTTTACAAGTAATAAATTGTAATACTGCCTCTGCTCCTAAGTGGGCTACAAGTATGGAAGAAGGTGAAAGATATGTTAGATCTTAAGAATTTAGCTAAACCATTTGCTGGTCTAGTTAAAGGTGCAGCTCCAGGAAAGTTTGGCGACTATGTAGAGCATAGTGCAGTCACTCAAAGATTGTTGTTGCATTGTGGTCCTTACGGACAAACTGTCGTACGAGAAATCTATGATGAACATAAAGAGTATGGTCATACATTGACTGGTGTTGTTTTACGTTTAACACTTACTATTGATGGTAAAGAAATAGTAATGGAAGAAAGCGGCTCAGTTGATAAACCATATAAATTAACAAATAAGAAAACAGGAGAAAGAATGAACAATGGCGAGAGATTAAAACTTGCTATATCTGATGCTCATAAGCGTTGCGCTATGAGAGTAGGTTTAGGTTTACACCTATGGGCACAAGATGATTACTTTCTCTATAACCAATTGGAGGTTAAAAATGGTGGAAGCCAAGAAAATAAGAATAGCTGAAGACGACCTGAAGGGTGCAGCTAAGTTCGATCTAGAAGCAGGAGATTACGAGGGTAAAATTCTTTCTGTGAAAGATCACTTAAGTGCATCTGACAACGAAGGTTGGGTTTGGGAAATTGAAGTAAAAGGCGTTACATTCAAAATGTGGACAATGTTTACTAAGAATTCCAAATGGAAAATGATTGAGGTTATGAAAGCTCTTAAGATAGAAGTATCTGAAGGAGACGTATCTTTTGACCCTAATGAATATATCGGTGCTTATATCGGTGTTGAGTTAGATAAAGAAGAAGATAGTGAATACCTAAACATTGTGAAAACCTTTCCAACAGTAGGCAAAACTAAAGTAGAAGATAAGGATGAAATTCCTTTCTAATACCCTATAATACACTTAACATAACTACTCTCTTTCAGTTATGTACGTTAAAAGAATCCTGGACTAGCAATAGCTCAGGATTCTTTTTTTATTTCTTTTTAAAGCCACCAACGTTAGCTTTTTTCTTTAACTTTTTCGAACCATATTTAGGCATTATTTACTCACCTGCTTTTTAGCGTAAGTTTTAATTACCGCTAAAGCAGCACCACCACCAGCTAATGCAGCTAACTGAAGTACTTCAGCATCTACACCAACTAGAGGAGCAACTGTTAACGCACCAATGAACGCTTCAATGAAGGTCCAACTGGTTCTTTCAAGCATGTCTTTAAGTTCTTCTGACATATTTCTCCTTTTATTCTATTAATTTACTTAATTTTAACTTTTTTTCTATCTGGCTTACACCATCTAGAATATTGTCTATTTTTTCACAACCACAACAAGAAGTTCTCTCCTCCTTGTCTAACATTATTTTACTGTATTCTATTGTGACCTTATCATTTTTAAGTATGGCTCCAGAAACTTTTCTATATAGTTTCTTGTACGCATCTGCACTTGAGCCGACCATACCATTAAAATTGACATCTAAATCTTGTTGAGAATTTCCGACAATGAGACACCCACTGGTATGCTCGTCCGTGTTCCCCTGGTGGATTAAGATCCACTCGAATCCAGGAACATCTTGCAGCCAAAGCATCCCTCTGTGAAACGTAGGATACTTTTTAGTATATCTTTCGTTAAAACCTCCAACTGTTCTTAGTTTTATATCGTACTCTCCTTCAGGTATGCAAGTTTCGTGCATAACTTTTGTCTCTTGATACTGATCTTCTAATGTAAAACATTCAAAAATACCATCAACAAACAAAAGACCATTGGTCGCATCTTTTCCTAGCTGAGTTCTAATAACTTGTAATTTCATTTTTTTCCTTTCTTCCTAGTGGGACAATGACTTGCGCATCCACAACAAAGTATCTCGCAAGCGCATTTATTTACCATTTCTGAATCCCAAAGTTAATAACCAAACTACTAAAGTAATTACGGTTGCTAACCCTGTAACTTGTTGAGCACTCCCTGTGAGTGTTAAAGTGGCAATAACTAAACCAACCAAAGTCCAACTAAGGTTTAATGTTTCTTTTAATGCTGCAATCAACCATTTCCATAGTTTTTTAAACATTACCTCTCCTAAATACGAAAGCTGCCATAGTAGCTATTCTAGTCAAAATAACTGGCACTACAACCTCTTGAGCTTTTTCCTTCTGATCAGCAGTCATATCATCTCCTATGTTAGAAATAGTTATGTCTTGTAAATTATCAAAATCTACGAAGGTCTCTATAGGATTTTCTATGAATGATTCGTAAGATATTTCTGTTACGACATCAGCAAGTGTGTAATTTTCAACATCAGAGTTTTCTACTGCTCTTTCTATATATTCCTCAACTGCTTCTGCTACTATTTCATCGTCTTTTACAGACTCGGCAATAATAGCCACATCCTCTGCCTCTACCTGTAGTATCTCGGCGACAACTTCTACCTGTTCTTCAGTAAGTTCTTCAATCTCTGTTATAGCTTCTTCGACAACCTCTTGTATGATCTCCTGTGTTTCCTCTGTGGCTTGGGATAGATTTTGCACACCAATGTCGTTGACTTGTTCTAGTACTTCAACAACTTCTTCAACAGTTGCTTCTTCAATAACAATATCTTCTATAATTTCTTCAACTTCAGCTACTTCAATAGCAACTTCTTCTTCGGTAAGTTCTAAAGGTTCTTCTTCTTCCACTCTTGGTAGTGTTGTGGTTGGCGCATCTTCAACAACAACTTCCTGTATCGGCTCATCCAAAACTTCCTGGACATCCTCTTTAATTTCTTCATCTAAAATCTCCTCTTCTATAACTTCAACTGGTATTGGTATTTCCACCACGTCTTCGATAACAATGTCTTCCAAATCAAATTCAATAACTTCAAACTCAATAGGTAATTCTTCAAACTCCACCACTTCATCTTCAAGTTCTTCCTCTTTAGGTGGGTCGAGTACAACAACATCATCCTCAGGAATGATGATATCCACATCTGGTTTATCTTCAACAATAGCTTCTTCAATAATAATTTCTTCATCTGTAATTTCTTCTTCTATTATAATAATACAATCACCGCGTTCTATTTGTGCATTAGTCATAAAGCAACCAAACTCTACTTCATTATCTATACGCTCCTGGTCACGCTCTATAGTTCCATCATTGACATCAGCTTGTGTATAGGTTTTATCAACACCTTCTACCACTATATCTACAATTATTTCTTCTGGTGTTGGAGGCGGTGGAGGTGGAGGTATATAAGGTTCTGGCTCAGGTTCTGGCTCTGGAGGTACTGTTGTAGTGGTAGTAGTAGTTGTAGTGGTAGTAGTAGTTGTAGTAGGAATAGTACTTTCATCTACATATTGCCAGTACAATGTATCTAATACAGATATATCAGTTAATATAACTTCAAACTTTGTAATAAATTTATCTGTGTTAGCTTCATCATTGTTGTAATCAGTAAATGATTTGTAGAAATCATCATACATAGTATTGCCATCTTCCCCCCAAGATTGACCTGCTTTGTTTATAGTTTCATCTGTTTCATCAGAGTAGTAATACTTTACATCATAAGTATTATTTACTGCACCAATTAAAAATCCTATTTCATATACATCTTCTGCAAATTCAAATAGATAAGTACCACTTTGTAAAGCTAATGAACAATCTGTAGTTCCATATCTTCCTTGTTCATTACAGTAAATATACGCATCAGTACTACCACCACTAATAGTTAAACCTGTTTCGTATGTATCATCTTCAAACGCTTCATTAACTGTAACTTCGCCAGGTACTTCATCTGCGAATACAGGTGTAGGTATTAATAAAAATAAAGCTAAGCAAATTCTTAGCACTACATGTTATAGCTGCCGACTATTAATATAACTGTGGCAACTAGCCCTAAAACTTTATAAAATTCTGATTTGTCCAATTTATTGTCTAGTTTTTCTTCTAGTCTATCTAGTCTGTCAATGACCATTCTTAGTAACTCCTTTTGCGAAAATTGATTGTCTGGGTGAGTCATTATGGTAAATCTTCTGGACTAGTATATTCCCAAGAATCCCAATCTTTATTATAGGTACGATTATCTAAGTCCCATTGACTTATTCTTTTAAGATATTTGCTAATTTCTTTTAAAAAATAACCTATTAAAAACCCAATTATGAAATCCATATTGGGATTGTATCACAAAACTTTAAGAGGGTTTAGGATTATCTGATTTAACTTTAGCAATATGATTTTTCCAAGTAGTTGTGTCGTCAACTAGGTCGTGGTATTGCATATCTAACTGGTCAGCAATAGATCCATACGCTTCTTGTCTAGCAGTTTTATAACCATTTTCTTGTTGGTCAAACTTACTATTAGCTAGGTCTACAATTGCTTGGTCGTATTCAGCTTCAGTAAACTCTCGCACTTCATTGTTAACTTGTGCTTTCATAGGTTTAGCGTCCTCAATCTCTTGAGTTGCTACTACTGTTAGTTCTTCTAATGTTGCCATAATTATCCTTTCTATCTTATCATACTTTATTTAATTACTTCTTTAAACCATATAATGTAAATGTTCCTGCTGTGTAGTTGTTACCACTATCTAATGCTATAAATACACCGTCACTTGCACTAGCAACTGTGTGAACAAATCCACCTTGAAATCCATATACAGTATTTTGTGTTTGTTGAAAATGTGCTTCTTCTATTGTTATAAAACTATATTCAGCATTAGCAAAATTAAACAAATAATAAACACCATTTCCATTACCAGCACTTACAGAACTTTCTATTGTTGCCATACAATCCACCTTAGTTTGATTAGTGTTTGATAAATTAGCAAAACCTGTATCAGCTTTTAAATATTTGTAAGCAAAATCATATTCACTATCACTTTGTGCAGTTCCTGATTTTGTAACTCTCATTATTGGAACATCATCTGCTGAAACTTTTATATTATTTATCTT